AACAGCAACAGCAGCTCTTGGGTATATCGCTGATGGTGGTATTAGACAGATTAGCGTAACAAATCGTGGTGGTGGATATACATACAATCCAAGAGTTGCCATTTCTTCCTCTCCAGGCGTAACTGGTATTGCAACTGCGGAAAGAATCTCTGGTATTGTTGCGTGCGAACTCAATGCAAATCCAATTGCTGAGTCTATTCAAAAAGTACATCTTACAAATCCTGGATCTGGTTATACCACAGCACCATCTATCAGATTTGTAGGAGATGGTGTAGGAGCAGCTGCAACAGCAACTATCGGTGATGGTGTCATTGGTATTGTCACGATTACTGGCGGTGGTTCTGGATATACCACAGCAACAGCACCAGTGGTTACTTTTACTGGTTCTGCAACCGTATCTGCAGCTGCAACAGTTGTCGTCAGTGCTGCTGGAACAATCAGTCATATCCGTATCACAAACGCTGGTCTTGGTTACACCGAAGTTCCAACAATTACAATTGGAGCACCAAACCAGACTGGAGTCGGAACATTCCAGAAAAACGAAATTGTCACGGGATCCACTTCTGGTTCTACGGCAAGAGTCCTCAATTGGGTTGCTTCTACAGGATCTCTGGAAATTTACAAACCAGATGGAGATTTTGTTGTTGGAGAGCAAATCGTTGGAGCTGCTTCTTCTGCAAGTTACAAGTTGTCTTCTACAGAATATCCAGAAAATGGATTCACTTCAAACGAAGAAATTGAAGGTGAAGCAGACAATATTATCGATTTCAGTGAAACCAATCCATTTGGTATGCCCTGAACCATAAATAATAGTTAACAAAAGAACCGAACAATGTTTGAGTATTTTTATAACGAAATTTTTAGAAGGACCATCATATCGTTCGGTTCTCTTTTCAATGATATTGAAATTAAGCAAGAAGACTCTTCTGGTAATGTAAATAACCAGTTTAGAGTTCCTTTGGCATATGGGCCAACCCAAAAGTTTTTGGCAAGAATTAATCAGTCACCAGATCTGAACAAATCAGTATCTTTGTCATTGCCAAGAATGTCATTTGAATTTGTTGGTCTGACATATGATCCATCAAGAAAAGTAACTCAAACTCAAAAGTTTAAAAAAGCACTTACGTCAAATAAATCATCGATTCAAACGGCATACATGCCAGTTCCATACAATATGGAATTTGAGTTGGCAATTATGACTAAGTTAAATGATGATATGCTCCAAATCATTGAGCAGATTCTTCCATATTTTCAACCAGCATATACAATGTCAGTAAATTTGGTTGAATCAATTGGAGAGAAAAGAGATATACCAGTCACTCTTGAAAGCATTAATATGGATGATGATTATGAAGGAGACTTTACTACAAGAAGAGCTCTGGTATATACATTAAGATTCAGCGCAAAAACATACCTCTTTGGACCTGTTGCGTCTGCAAGCACCGACATTATCAAAAAAATCAGTGTTGGATATGTTGCAGGATCTACTGGAGCAGGAACTCCACAAAGAGATCTTACATATGCAGTTGAACCAAGAGCAATTAAAAACTATACAGGAACAGTTCTTACAACTCTTGATCAAGACATTGAACTTGGAGATACTGTATTTAAAGTTGCAGATACATCTGCAATTACAGAGAATACATATGTTGAACTTGATGGAGAAGAACTCTATGTTCTCGATGTTCTCACTGACAGCATTAAAGTCAAGAGAGGTCAAGATAAGACAACAGCGACAAAGCACGTCAAAGGAGAGGCTATCAAGTCAATTACAAATTCGGACGATGCCCTTATCGAAGACGGAGACGACTTTGGTTTCAGTGTAAGCTATTGATAGGAAAATGAAAATGACAAAAAAATTTGATGAGCTCAATGAAACTTTTGATGTTGCTGCAGACATTGTTGCTTCAGAACCAGTAAAAGACACACCAAAACCTGTTCCAACTTCAGCATCTTCTACGGATGATATTAAAAAGGATTATGAATATACTAGAGGCAACTTATACTCTATTATTGAAAAAGGACAAGAGGCAATCAACGGAATTCTTGAATTAGCTCAAGAAAGTGAAATGCCTAGAGCATATGAAGTTGCGGGTCAGTTAATTAAGAACGTTGCCGATGCAACTGATAAATTGATGGAATTGCAGAAAAAACTTAAGGATGTTGAAGAAGAAACAGTTGCCAAAGGTCCAACGAATGTTACTAATGCTTTGTTTGTAGGATCTACAGCAGAATTATCAAAACTACTCAAGAATCAGGGTAAGGAAGAGGATCAATCTAAATAGTTAAAAAAGGATCATGGCAGCGAATCCAGTTATTAACATTAGTATTCCTCAGGGTGCAGACTTTGAGGAAACTTTTAAATCAACAGAGTCAAATGGAGAAGCTTCCAATCTTACAGGATTTAGTGGTGAAGCGAAGTTAAAAAAACATGCTACTGCGACTTCTTCAACTAATTTTTCTGTCACTATCACTGCATCATCTGGAGAAGTTGCAATAGCAATGACATCTGGTGTAACTGGAGGATTGTCTCCAGGAAGATATTTGTATGATGTTAGATTGACATCTTCCGCAGGAGCAAAATCAAGATTAGTCGAAGGAATGGCACTAGTAACAGCAGGAATTAGTACGTAATCTTATGGCTATAGTAAACGTAGTTAGAGCAGCAGCAAGTAAAATCACGGTTAAACGTGATATCAATACTCCTCTAAAAGCAGTCAAAGTAACTTCTCAAAGACCAGTTACAACTGTAGAGGGTCTAGCAGATGTTAATGTTCCAACAGAAGCGGCCGAAAAAGCAGCACAAGATGGGTTCGTAATGGTATATGATTCTGGAACAGACAAATTTATTTTAGTCGATCCAGATGTAGTTCTGAGCCAATCTGTAGAAGATAGTGATCTTCCAGATGATTTCATTGATCAACTTGAAGACGAAATTGATCTCGGAAACGTTCAACTTGATAATGTTGATGGTGGAGGATTTGTCTGATGGCAATATCCAATATTAGGAATATGTCAAATGCCGCGTTTGGAACGCTGGATTCGACTAAAAATAAACATATGATTGTTTATGATTCAGCATCAGATACATTTGTCATAAGAGATATGGATACTGTACTCTCTTCTGATCAAGTATTGGATGGGGATTTGCCAGATGATTTTGTTGATCAAATTGAAGAAGAAATTGACGTGAATGCTATGACTCTTGATAAGGTGGACGGGGGCTCATTCTAGACTAAATAATAAAAACATAGTGTATGTAACAAAAGATGGCGGCTCCTGTAATTCAGTTTAAGAGAGGCCTCCTCGCAAATCTCCCTGGATTGAGGGCAGGTGAACCAGGCTTTACAACAGATAGTAAGGATCTATATGTTGGTATTGACTCCACCACGGGTAATAATCAATTTGTAGGTTCGGGTCGATATTGGTCAGTAAATTCTTCTACAGTAGGTAGCGGAGTAAACCTTGTAGAGGGTACTGACAACGGTACTAACTTTATAACCCTGAAATCACCAGACTCTCTATCTGGTATTACAACATTTGTTATGCCATCAGCAGATGGTAATGCAAATGATGTTCTAAAAACTGATGGTTCAGGAAATCTATCATTCGCAGCGCCAGCAGCATCAACGTTTGATATTGCTGCTGATAGTGGCACAACCGATGAGGTTAGCACTGGTTCAACAATTACATTTGCTGGAACTGCAAATGAAATTGAGACAACCGTCTCAGATAACCAGATTCAAATTGGCCTTCCAGATAATGTAACGATCGGTGGAAGACTTAATGTAACTGGTGTTTCAACTTTCTCAGACAACATCACAATTGACAGCACTGGATTTCTCCAGATTGCTAAAGGTACAACTGCACAAAGACCAGGATCCGCAGTTCTTGGACAGATTAGATATAACACCACATTATCCCAGTTTGAAGGATATGGAGCAGGAAATGCTTGGGGTTCACTTGGTGGTGTAAAGGACGTTGATGGTGATACCTTCATCAGAGCAGAAACAACTGCTGGAGACGATAACGACTCACTAGAATTCCTGACAGGAGATAGCGTTAGAGTTTTGATCGACTCAAGCGGAAACGTTGGTGTTGGAACCACAGTCGCAACGGGAGCTGCGAATGCAAGCAATACCACGATTCTCAATGCAGGTATCGTCACCGCAAATAATTACTATGGACAAGGTGGAACACTAACACTCGGAACTCCATCCGATAGTTCTTTGACAGACGGAGCACTCAACACTCTCACATCTTCATCAAGTCTCGTCAACAGTATTGATGATCTGAACGAACTTGGATTGAACATCATTAAGGACACTGCAGTAACAGATGTTGACTTCACTGCGAATACGACTGCAGGTGCTGCAACCTTAGCAGTAACACTGACAATTACATCTTCAGGTAATGCTAACCGCTTTGATATTGATTGGGGAGACGGCAGCACTGACCTCAACTCAACTGATTCAACTCCTTCTCATAACTACACCGATACTGACGGTGGAACATATGATGTTAAGGTCACTGCCAAAAACAGCAATGGTGTAGGAGCAGGATCCTCACAGTCAATCACCAAAGAAAACTTTATTACGGTTTATACTCCTGCCCCAGTAATGGGATTCAGCCTGTTCAGAGCATCTACTGGTGGTTCTGCACTGACTGGAAACGACCTTTATGTTGTTGACAATACTGGAGGAACCAACACCTATCATACTCTGCACCTTGATAACACCACGACGAACGCAACTGGTGTTGGTGCAACATTCACCGTAAACTGGGGTGATGGAAGTTCTAATGATACCATCACAACAGACAATGCTGATGGTGGTGCAGGTGGATCTGCTGGAAGACTTTCTCACCAGTGGGCAGATGGAACTGCTAGTGGAACGAGTCAAGATACTCTTACTCTTACCATTACCAATCACACCACAACAGATCCAGCTGAAATTCCTAAGAGCACCACAACTTCTCTGAAGGTATATCAAGATGATATTGCTAACCCAGACGGTCTGAGCAGCAAGACTTTACCTGCTGTTTCTAGCAGCGTCGGAACATCACCAAAACTCACTGCAGACGCAGATGATAACAGTGGCGGTGGAACTGGCCTGAGTGCAGGAGATAATGTTGTTCGTCTTACTTCTGGCAATGCGGTTGCTGGTCCTATCACAACTTTCGCTTACAACGCCGATTCTGGAACCCTGACTGCAATTGTCAACGGTTCTGGAGATGGAAATAGAGCACTTACTACTGGAGATGACTCTGGAACATACACTTCTCTGACAATTGATTCGGAGAGTGATTATCAACTGCTCAACTCTGGTGGTTCATCGGTAACCTTCGCAAACTCTGTCTACTATCCAGGCAACTGGAAAGGATTTAAAGCAAGAGTTTCTAAGGCAGTTTCTGGAATCGCTGTTGGTATCAACTCTATGAGATTGTCTCATAGTTCAACTGGAGATACTAACTCTGTTGCATTCGTTTGTGATAAGGATCATACAGCAACTCCAACAGTTCATGTTCCTTCTGCAACACTTACAGAAAACACTGCTGGAACTTACAGATACATCTCAGGTATTCCTTACTACAACAGTGGTTCTCCAGACTTGACACTTGCTGGTGTTACCATTGATGATCTGACTGGTCAGACTTACAGCAACGTTTCTAATGTTGTTGAAGTTGATGATGGAACTAATCAGGAAAGCACATCAGCCAATGCTATTGCAAATACTGATTATACATATGCGAATATCGATGGAACAACTACTTTCCTGTCAAGTGGAATTCCAAAGAAAAATATCGGAGTTACAACTGGATATGCGATTGGAAGTCTCACTGTTCCAATTACATCATCTAGTGTAAGGACAGTTTCTCGCGTTAAGGTTCGTGCCCGTAACGTAAATGGAGCAGGTTCATATAGTAGCGATATTGCTACCAATGTTCAGGTTCACACTGCATCTCAAAGTAATATCAGCGAAGTTGGAATTGCAGTTGCTGATTCACTTGGTTCTTTCTACGATGATGACGGAGTAAGAATCTTTGACTTCGCTACTGAAACGACTGATAATCCTTCTTTCACAGGATCAACTAACTTCTACACCAATAACGTTTATAGTGAGTCTTCTGACCCTGGAATCTCAACCACAAGAGAGGCTACAGTCAGAATTGGTAACATTAAGCACGATACTACTGATTATTCTTCTGGTTATCTTCCTGCAGGTCCTGACCTCTCCTCCAACAGAAGTGGGGACCAGTATTTCACCTTTGCCTTCAGGCGACGAACAACTGCTAACTTCACCATCAGCATTACTTCTGCTGGTATTGGTGGTCTCTGGATTGCAGCACCTGGAACTCAGATAGATAGTAGTAGTGGAAGTAATGGTTGGTTAAGGGCAGATCAAGCCTACGCTGGATCTGGTATCCCTGGAACTGATACTGGCAACAGTGGAAACGGAAGTAATGGTTGTGCCGCTACTTCTGGTGATGTGATTGCAGCAGACACAGCACTGTCTGGAACATACGATATGACTTTGGGTGAGGAAAACTTAAGTAATGCTACTGGTAATGTTGCATTGATACGAATTGCTTTGTCATCTGGTCAATCCGTAACAGCTCTCTCAATCTCATAAGGTTAATAAGTAAATGGCAATCTCACAAGCACAAAAGGTTGACTATCTCTGGAAGAAGATTGGTTACGGACGTTCCAAGACCGATACAAACGCTAACAAGAAAGCAACCAACGAATCCATCGCAAGTCCTCTGCTCCTTAGAGGAGCAAATGTTTGGGCACAGTCAGGAGACATTCCTGCTGTCCAACCAGCATCATCTGAAGGTGTTGTAACCGTATATCCGACTACATCGCCAGTTGAAACAACAGAAGATACAACAGCAACATCAGATAGAACATGGAAAACGGGATCCACAGACTGGATCCCTCCAGAAGTTGGATCAACTTATCTGGTAAAGGTTTATATTCATACCGCAGGTGATGCATCTAATGCAGCTGCAAGTGGAACCCAAGTCTTAGGTGCAGGTTCTGGTAATGATGATGAATGGTTCTTTGATTATCAATCTGGTGTTCTTCACTTCCTTGGAACTAACCTCCCTAATGGGGTTAGTTTTTCTGGTAAGAGTGTATATGTAGCTGGTGCAAGATACACGGGCATCAAGGGTGTAACTGCTCCTGGTGCAGCAAGCACATCTACTGACATTAATGCATCTGGTATTGTTACTGGTGTTACAGGTTTAGTTGGTGATCAGATTAGAATTGGTATTGCAGCCTCTACTGAGATTGATACTCTTACAAACAATCTGATCTTAGATTCTGCTGGTGGTACTGTTGAGGTTGATGATAACCTGACTGTCAGTGGTTCTTTCGATCTTAATGGTACAGATCACGATATCAATGGTGCTATTGCGCTCGATCACGTTACTGTCTCTGGTATCGCGACAGTTACTGGTGCTTTAGATGTCAATGGAACCGACCACGACATTGTTGGTGCTATTGCACTCGATCACGTAACTTCATCTGGTATTGTTACTGCTACCGCAGTCCATCTTGGTGCTGAAGGATCCGCAATGCGGATGACCAGCAACACTATCAGTGGCCCTTCTGAAATTACTATTGACCCATCTGGTGTTGGTGATAATACTGGTACAGTCAGAATCAAAGGTGACTTCATTGTTGATGGCACACAAACAACACTAAATTCAACTACGGTAGAAATAGCTGACTTTGTTGTTGGCATCGCATCTACTGCAACTAGCGATGCTCTTGCTGATGGAGCAGGTCTTGAATTTGGTCCTAGTGATAATACATTCAAGTATTTCCATAATAGTGGAACTAACCCATCACTGAAGTCTAGCGAAAACCTTAACGTTGCCACTGGTAAAGCATACCAAATCAATCAGACATCAGTTCTGAATGCAACTACTCTTGGATCTGGAGTTGTAAATTCATCACTGACTTCAGTTGGTACAATCGCCACTGGTGTTTGGAACGGAACTGCTATTGATGACGATTACATTGGCACAATTAATAATGCAAACAAAGTCAACTTAAGTGCTCTTGATGTTGATGGGGGCACTGATATCGGTGCAGATCTTGCTGATGCAGACCTCTTTATTGTTGATGATGGTGCTGGCGGAACAAACAGAAAGACTGCTGCATCAAGAATCAAGACTTACATTGCTGATGTAACTCTCACCACTGGAGCTCAGACCAATATCACAAGTGTTGGTACATTAACTGGATTGGCAGTTACTGACACCACAACTGTTGATAAACTGAAGGTTACTGGAATCTCAACTTTCTCTGGAGCAATTAATGCCGATTCAACGGCAACATTTGCAACTGCAGCAGTTGAAGACCTGACCGACAATCGTGTCGTTATTGCTGGAACTGGTGGAGAACTGGAAGATGATTCCAACTTCACTTTTGACGGCGAAGTATTGACCGTTGGTGTTCGCGGCTCATTTGCTAACGCATCTGTAACTGGTGTTACCACGACTGGAACACTGAAGATCGGAACTGCAAATGCTGTTGGCATCACTACAGTTCTTGATGAAGATGACATGACATCGGACAGTGCAACAGCACTGGCTACTCAACAGTCAATTAAAGCATACGTTGATGATTCTATTGCTGGAGTTGCATCTACTATTGGTCTTGCTGCAGACAGCGGTACTAATGACACTTATACTACTGGAGAAGTTCTCACCTTCACTGGTGGTGAGGCAATTGATACCACAGTAAGTAACAATGTTATTACTATTGCTGCTGAAGATGCTACTGATAGCAATAAAGGTGTCGCATCATTTGATAGTGGAGATTTCTCAGTTTCTTCTGGCAACGTAACTCTTGCAGATAGCACTAACGGTGCTGTTCTTGCAATTAGTGGAACAGAAGCAGAAATTGCGGTTTCTAGATCAAATGGAACCGTAACGGTAAGTCTCCCAGATAACGTTACCGTAGGTGCTGCATTAACAGTAACTGGTAAGTTGGATGTCAATGGAACTGACCATGACATCGTTGGTGCTATTGGACTGGATCACGTAACCGTATCTGGTATTACGACCGCAACTGGTGGAGTTTCAATCGGAAGCACAACAATTTTGGGCTTCATTGACGAAGATAACATGGCATCTGACAGTGCCTCACATCTTCCAACTCAACAGTCAGTCAAGGCATATGTTGATTCTCAAGTAACAGCACAAGATCTTGACTTCCAGGCAGATTCTGGTGGTGCTCTGAATATTGACCTTGATAGTGAGACTCTGACTATTTCTGGAACCGAAGCAGAGATTACAACCAGTGGTTCTGGAAACACTATCACGATTGGTCTCCCCGACAATATTACTGTTGCTGGTATTATCACGGCAACAGGTGCAATTGATGCTAATGGAGCAACAAACAACTTCAATGGCGTCAACACTCTATCTCATGCAACGGTTTCTGGTGTTACTACGACTGGAACACTGAAAGTTGGTTCAGCTAATGCAGTTGGAATCACAACGGTTCTTGATGAAGACAACATGGCGTCAGACAGCGCCACTGCTCTGGCAACTCAACAGTCCATTAAGGCATATGTTGATTCTCAAGTAACAGCACAAGATCTGGATATCACAACTGGTAGTGGAACGATTGATGTTGATCTTGATAGTGAGACTCTCACCATTGCAGGAACAACGAATGAGATTGAAACTTCTGCCACGGGAACAACAGTAACAATTGGTCTTCCTAATGACGTTACCGTCTCCAACAATCTGACGGTTACTGGTAACCTGTATGTCAATGGTTCAACCACTCAGGTCAATACGACCCAGATGACGGTTGAAGACACTCTGATTGAACTTGCAATGGTTGATGGTTCTGCACCATCTTCTGATACCAACAAAGACGTTGGTATGATAATGAACTACTATACGTCTTCTGCTAAGAAAGCAGCAGTCTATTGGGATGATAGTACTTCAAGGATTGTTGTTTCGCAAGACGTATCTGAATCTTCAGGTGTTCTGACTAACAACACTGGTGGCGCACTGGAAGTTGCTTCTCTATATGTCAACGGATGTAGTGGAACAACGGATGAAGTAATTGGATGTGATGGCAACACGATTGTTATTACAAATGCCACAATCGACGGCGGCTCATTCTGATCTTCATAACACACTCTAAATAGAGGGAGTTAATCTCCCTCTTTTTTTATGGATGAACAAGATTTTAAGAATTTGATCTCGGTATATCAAACAAAATATTTTGAATCGATCAATCAAAATATTGCTTTGGAGGCAAGAGAACTAAAATATAGACAGACAATAGAAGCACTCAACCAGCAAATTGTAGCATTAGAAAAGAAAGTTCCTAAACCAAAAAGGGCAACTAAGGACGCTGGTGAGTTTGCATAAATATAAAAAATGCCAGTATATACTGGTAGACTGACTTCATAGGCACTTAGATGGCAGATCCAATAATTAGGCTAAAAAGGTCGGCCGTGTTTGGGAAAATCCCAACAGCAGACCAACTACCACTGGGCGAAGTAGCCCTTAACACCTACGACGGATATCTCTACGCTTCCAAAAACGTAGGTATTGGTACGACTGTTATTGCGATCAACCCATTTAGGGTCGGTACTGGAACGGATACTTATAATACTTATTTCACTCAAGGAAATGTTGGCCTTGGCACAACCAATCCAACATCACTGCTGCACGTTGACGGCACTGCACAGGCAGTAAATTTTGTTGGTATTAATTCCGGAGCAGTGTCTTTTGTCACTGCTACTGAAACTCTTACCAATAAGACTCTTTCTGCTCCAATATTTCAATCAGGAAGCAACTCTCCGCAGTTTCTTGAGCAGCGTTTTGTTAACGCAAATACTGTTAGATTTAGTCAGGTATATGGTGGAGGTGCCAACGGAAGTTACTTCACACAAGGTGAATATCAAAAAATTTGCACCATCATTCCAGATGGCAATTCCCAAAACTATACTTTCATCGCCAGAATTACTGCGACGAGTGCCAGTAGTTATCAGATCGTATATTTCTCAGGTGCTTTAAGAAGTAATACCTTACCTGACCTTTCTTTCACGACAAACTACTATCAAGAGCATAACGGAACAGCATTTATTGAACCAAAACTGTTCACTAAAGAAACTAGCACTGCTGGATTCATTATTGCTTTTGAGTATATTCATAACCAAAATCTGTATGGTAATATCACTTGTGATGTAGATATTATCCCTAGAAGTTCTGGCCAGCGAGATAATATTACAATTAACACTACTGAGAATAGTGAACAGACTAGTGTTGATAGTGGATACACTGAAAGAGATGCTACCCTAATCTATTCAAATATAAGTGGAACTCTTGAGTTTGGCACTCAGTTCCGATTTGAGGGCTCTACCGAAAACGATTTTGAAACCACCATCACTTCGGTTGATGCCACGGCTGACAGAACAATCACGTTCCCTGATTCTACAGGCACCGTGGCCGTATTTGCTTCTGATGGTACTGCAAATCAGGTTTTAGCCACAGATGGATCTGGAACTCTATCTTTTGTAGATCCAGCAGCACAAGGAACCCAAGGCATTCAAGGTGCAACTGGAACTCAAGGAACCACAGGCACTCAGGGTACTCAGGGAATCCAAGGTGTTCAAGGTATCCAAGGTATCACTGGTACACAAGGAATCACAGGAACACAAGGTATTCAAGGCTTCAGTCATAGCAAAACAACTGCAAATCTTACTGCAACTGCGGGCCAAACAACATTCACTACCAATTATGTTGTTGGATTTGTAGATGTTTATTTAAATGGTGTTCGTCTAGGAGAGGGAGAATTTACTGCTTCTAATGGAACATCAATTGTTCTTTCTACAGGAGCATCTCTTGGAGATACCCTGGATGTAATTTCATATGCATCTGGAGGTCCTCAAGGAACTCAAGGTATTCAAGGTGTTCAAGGGACACAGGGAACTCAAGGTACTACAGGTACTCAAGGTATTCAAGGATTTAGTTTCACTAGATCAAATTTTACATATACAGCAACTGATAATCAAACTACCTTTAGTGGTTCTGATGACAATACAAATACTCTTGCATATAGTGTAGGAAATATTGACGTATTCCTCAATGGTTCTCATTTAGATCCAGATGATTTTACAGCATCTAACGGAACTTCAGTTGTTCTTGATTCTGGAGCTGCTGTTGGAGATATTTTAACAATTGTAGCATTTGAATCTGCAGGTCCTCAAGGTACTCAAGGTCTTGATGGTCAATACGCTGCTATTGGTGTTCAAGGTGTTCAGGGTATTCAAGGCGTTCAGGGTGTTCAAGGTGTTCAAGGCGTTCAAGGCATCCAAGGTGTTCAAGGTCTTGATGGCGAATACGCTGCTATTGGTGTTCAAGGTGTTCAGGGTATTCAAGGTATCACCGGTGCTCAAGGTATCCAGGGAACTCAAGGTATCCAAGGTGAGACTGGAGCTCAAGGTGTCCAAGGCATCCAAGGAATTCAAGGTACTCAGGGTACTCAGGGAATCCAAGGTGTTCAAGGTGTTCAGGGTATTCAAGGATTTAGTCATACTAAAACAACATTTACTTACACGGCAACTGCTAATCAGACAACTTTCTCCGGTAATGATGATAACGCAGCATCTTTAACATATTCTGCAGGGAATATTGATGTATTCCTCAATGGTTCTCACTTAGATCCATCCGACTTTACTGCTACTAATGGAACTTCAGTTGTTCTTGATTCTGGAGCTGCTGTTGGAGATATTTTAACAATTGTAGCATTTGAATCCGCTGGACCTCAGGGTACACAAGGAATTCAAGGTGTTCAAGGTATCCAAGGTGAAACTGGAGCTCAAGGTGTCCAAGGTATTCAAGGCGTCACTGGTGCTCAAGGCACTCAAGGTGTTCAAGGTATACAAGGTGTCCAAGGTGAAACTGGTACACAAGGAACTACAGGAACTCAAGGTACTCAGGGAATCCAAGGTATCCAAGGTATCCAAGGTGAGACTGGCACACAAGGAACTACAGGAACTCAGGGCACTCAAGGTATTCAGGGAATCCAAGGTATCCAAGGTGAGACTGGAGCTCAAGGTGTTCAAGGAATCCAAGGAATTCAAGGTGTTCAGGGTGTTGATGGTGCCTTCGGTGGTGCTACTTTTGATTATACTTTTAGTACAACTACGACAGATTCTGATCCAGGTCAAGGTAACTTAAGATTTAATAATGCTGATTTATCATCTGCAACTTTACTCTACATCGATGATACTGATGATAATGGCACTGACATTCAGACCTTCCTGAGA